AGCACCTATAACTGCACCTACTGGTTCTAAACCATTATAGGCTCTATAAACTAATGTGCCATTTGGTTTTGTTTGATCTCCATTTTCAAACAATGGCTTACCTTCTGGAAAATCATCACCAGCAAAAACAAAACTATAAGGTCTCCACCCAACAGCGTCTAACGCTGCTTTCATATTCATATCTATCTCTCCGTTTGCTGTTAACGGATAACCACCAGTAATTCTTCCCTCTTGAAAATAACTTGAGATAGCTATTGCAAAAGTTGATGCCATGCCAATTCTAGCAACAACTTTTGATCGATACTTAGGATCTGTTAAAACTCTCTTATCTACTATACCTCCAAGTGTAAGATCTAAAAATCTTCTTGTTATGTTGACTGGAGTTTTTGCAAACGGTAATATTACTGTTCCAACAAAAGGAACTTCTTGAATACCAGTTACCATTTTATCAACGTAGCCTGGCAGTTTATCTTGAAATGTATAATACAATGCAGCTTCGTCTAATTGTTTTTGGTACTTAGCTGGGTTTGACATTATTTCTTCAGTGGCTTGTTTCAGTGATGCTTCCCAACTTAAATTTTGTGTTCTTTTAATTATGGTAGCTTGTTCCATAACAAGAGTATGAATTTCCATAGATCTTGCTATTTCTTTGTAAAACTCATCACCAGCTGTCAATCCTTTGTAGGGTAATCGGTATACTTTACCCATAAAATTGACTGTGCTACCTAAAGCAGAGCTATCTTTTAATCCTAAATTTTTTGCAGTAATAGCATCTAATCCAGTAGCACCTTCATATTTAGTCATGTTGTCACTGGTTGCACCAGTTTGTAAACTTTTTTTTGCTAATAAAAAAGCATCTTTAGAGCCTTCAATCAAACCGTACATACGAGCCATACCCATCTCCCATGTCATGCCATTTTTATAATCACCCCAATACTTTCCTCTAGTCAGTTTATTTAGACCTTTGTCTATTCTTAATCCTTTAACAACTGTATTTTCCAGTGTGCCATATAAACCAGCAACAACATATTCTGGCACAGAATAAAGAGCATATAAATTATTACCTAAAATATTTCTTAATTGTGTTTTTACTGAAAATAATAAACCACCACGATATGCTTCTCTCCAGGCTGCATCAGCTCTTTTCAATTTTCCCAAGCCTATGAACTTGTTAACTGCTGGCAAACCATCTTTTTCAAATAATTCTTTAGTCTTTTCAGCTATAGTTATTATGTTATCTGATCCCCCTAAAGCAGAGACAATACTATCCACAGCACCAGCTTGATCTTTTGGATCTGCCATTGTTGGTATTCTGAAAGCATTTAATGCTCTACCAACATCTGATTTACCTTTAATAAACTTGTCAACATACAGCGTGTGTATTGTTAAATGTTTTTTGAAATTTATTAATAATTTTGTATTAGTAGGATCTGCAATTACTTCTTCTGCTAATTTTACAAGATCATTACCGCTTCTTTTAACAAAATTTCTTGCTGCATATACTTCTTGTGCATTTTTAAAACCATTTTGATTAATTAAAATATCTTGTACATCTAAGAGTTTTGCTAATTCTTTGACTTCATCAAATGACTGTACGTCTTTTTTTTTGTATATAACATTTGAATTTATGTCTGCAAATACTTTTTCAAAATCTTCAGCACTATTTATTTTAGAATAATCTATATTTACTGAATTTAGATACTCATCACTATCTGGAGTGATAACTCTTAAATTATCATCAGCTGTGGATAATGGTGTAATAATTCCTTGATCTGTCGGTTTTGCAGCATCTTTGAGTACTTTTTTGACTTTCTTTGTTTCGCCTACTGATGAAAAAATTTTACCTAAACTAGCAGTCAATACTGGTTCTTCATTGGGAGTAGAAGATGCCATCTCCGTAACTCCAAGGTTTTGACCTTGTTTTACGCCAGATATTAAAGAATTGTCGCTTGTAGGAACTGTAGTAACCATAATTTTTTTGAATTTATCGCAAACAGATTTGTGCGATTTTAGTTCACCTTATATTAAATTTTGTCGATTGTGTAGTATTTTTATACTACCGCTGTACTTTTATCTCTTTCTTCTACTTGTGCGATTGGTACGCCTTCAGTTAAAATTTCTTTTTGCATGTTTGGTGTAAATAACATTATTGGAACTTGAGGAGCTTCTCTGTTGTCAAGTATTTGTGGAACCTTAAATCCTTCAAGTTCTTCAAGCAAAATACCTTTAGCTTCTCTTAAATCATAAGTACGGTGAATTATATTTGACTTACCATTTTTAGTTTGAATAACTTGTACTCTTTGTTCTGGAGGTGCATCCATATTTTGGATTATTTTATAAGATGCAAAAGTTTTTTCATCTCTTCCTACCGCATCATAAACATTATTATATTTAAAATCTTGTAAATCTTTCATATTATAAATTGTTTTGTTTGATATATTTAATTCTGTTTTTTGTAAATCAGCACCATATTTATTTCCATACTTTGTTAAAAATGATGGAAGCATTTTGTCATAAAAACCCTTCATTCCATCACCGCCAAATTCTAAATCTAAACCAGTATAATTTCTGCCATCTTTATATGTAGGTGCATCTTTAATAATTTTTGTTGTTAAATCTTTACCAACATATCTTTCTAAATCACTTTCTTTAACAACTAAAGACATTTGCTCACCAAATATTGGGGTAACAGTCAATTCATATTGACCGTCTTTAGTTCCTCCAATAATTTTTTCTGCTCTTAATGCTGTAATTTTTTTTGCTAAATTGTATCTTTCATTTTGCATTTTTCCTGTTGTGAATGATATCCCATCATAACCATTATCAATGGCATATTTAATTAATCTTTTCATTGTTAGTTCATACCAATTATTTTTAAATGGTGCGTCTGCAATAGTGTTTCTAGATTCATCTACTAATGATTGTCTTTTTTCTAACAGCTTATTGTATTGATCCATATAGTCTTGAATTTTAGCTGTATCATCACCAATTTTTAATTCATCCATTGTTTTTGAAAGTAAACTTAATTGTGAATTTATATTTTCTAATTCTACATCTAAGTTTAATGATGAATAACCTTGTTTTCTGCCAGCCTGGTGTAAATCAGATTGTATTTCTTCTATAAATAATATTTTTTTACCGTCAATAGTTCTGTCGTTAAATCTCGCATGAGCTATTAGATTTTCTCCTTGTTTTACTTCACCAGTATAATGATGTTTTGTAAATACCCTGGGTGTTCCTGGAACTGTAATCAACATCTCTTTATAGTTACTTCCTCCAGGAGTGACATACTCATCATATTTTGTTGGTATTTTATCTTGTTTAACATCCATCATCTTAAATTTATCACCCAAAAAATTAGTGACATGTTCTAAATTATTAACAATATTTCCAGCATTTATTTCTGCTTGTTTATAATCTTCAAATTCTTTTAAAAGTGCTGGATCATCTAATTCGTTCATAAATATTTCGAATGCTTCTTCTTTACTTTTTGCCTTTTTTAAAATTTCTGGTGCGTTATCGTCAATAAAAAAATCGAGTTGATCTTTACCTTGTGTATCTAAAATTTCGTCTTTAACTCTTGTCGTTAAAGATTTGTCAGCAATAAAATTATCTAACTCTTCTTTAGTAACACTAGGTTTATCTTTTAAAAATGTATCTAAGCCTAAGTCTTGTATCTCTGATTGTTTGATACCAGCAGTATTATTTAGTGTAGCCAGGATCTGATTACCTGGTTGTTTTTTAAATGTAAAATTAGAAATAGTTTTTTCTACGTTAGAGTAAAATGGTTTTTCTGATTTGACTACTTGGTCTGCTTGTTTGATTGGTTGACCAGAACTATCAACTACTTCAACTGGGGTAGGTGCATCTTTGGGGGTAGCAGCAGCTCCAAGAGATTTAATCTCTTCTAATGCTTCTGGATTTTTCTTTAATGTTTTTAATATTTTGTAAACTCTTTCAACTGCTACAAATGGTATAGCATCCGCACCAATATTTTTAAGTCTTCCCATAAACTCACTATCATCTTCATCCGCAGTTAGACTTTGAATTATGGTTTTAGCAATAACATTAGCATCCTCTTTTGAAGCATAACCCTCAAACAAACTCATCAAGTTACCTTCATCTTTTGAAGAAAATAAGCCGACAGTCAGCGGTTCTGCAATCAACATAATATTACGAGCTAGTTTATAAATACCAATACCTGGTACAACATATTGACCAATAATTTTTCCAGTCATGCCTCCAGCACCCTCTGGTTCCTCCATCTCTATTTTTTTACCAAGAGTATTAGGAAAATTTTTTACAAAAAAATTGTCTAATTCTGTAACAGCACCGCCAGTTAAACTATCAACTAATTTAAAAGCGTTATCAACTCCTACTGCCATACCATAAGGTATAGAAGTTACTGTATCTTTTAAAAATCCAGGAGTTGCATCTATTTGTTGTTCAACTTTTTCCCCAGCTTCTTGTAATTTAAAATCTAAAGGATTACCAAATATTTCAGGAACTGGTCTTTTTTTTATTACAACTGGAACAAAATCTTTTTCACCAATAGTGTAAATAAAACCATCGTCTGTATGTTCATAAGTTTTATCAAATTGATCTTCTGGTAATTTTTTTAATGATTGTTGATAAATATAATTTTCTCCATAGTTTTCATGCCAATCTAATAAATCATCTTGAGTGTAGGTATCATCATCAAATTTATTTAAATTACTCATAACTATCCACCATTATTATTTCTGTTTGATAATCTCTTATAAATTTACCAGCAAGGTACGCATCATTTCCACTGATTGTACCATTTTCAGTACCTTGAGTTATAAAAGTTGTTATGTCTTGAGCTTTTGTACCAATAGGTAACCACTTATATCCTTCCTGTCCAGCAATATTATTTATAGCTTCTTGGAGTTCATTAATAATAGCAATTTTAAATTTGCTTTTAGTTTGTGCAATTACATCATTAAATGTTTTTTGTGGGTTAAATTTTTCTCCTTGCAGTGCAAACTCTTTATCATATAAACCGTAAGCAAAAATTGCCATTTGTTTTATCACTTGACTTGTAGTGGTATTACCGTCTAAATCCATAATTATATTTCCATCAATGGAACTTAATTGAAATTCACTCGATATAGCTTTTCTAAACCTTTTTGAATTTTCATCTCTTTCACTATCTGCAAAAGTACGCAACTCATTTTGATCTCTTAAAGATAAATTAGGTAGTTGGTCGAAAATTTGTTTGTTTGTAAAATTTAAATCTTCTTCTCTTATTAAAATTTTTAAATCTGCTACAAGATCAGGATTATCAAAAAGCGATGATTGTGGTGCATAAAGCTCTTCATCATTATCATAAGCACTTTTAAACCAATTCACAACTCGTGCTTTTTTTTGTGCCGCATCATCACCAAAATAGCTTAAAGGTACATTTATTATTTTATTAAATAATTCTCTTCTTTTTTTATCGTCATTAGTCTCCCATAATTGATTAATTAATAGATCTGTGTTTTCAATATTATCTTTTAAAGTATCATCTTCTAATTTTGTTTTTCTATCATAAATATCATCATTAGCATCTCTGAAATCATCCATAATTTTTTCTTGGTCTTCCAAATCTAAATAAGAAAAAATTTCTTTTAAATTTTCGTTTTCAATGTCGTTTAATTGTAAAAAAGAATTTGTAAGTGCATCTCCTGATCCATAGATTGCATCTAAACCACTCAATGCAGCATTTGTAAATGCATCTGTTTGAAGTTTTTTAGAACTACTTGCTGAATTAGATTGACTATATTTTAGTATATGATCAATAGTTTGACCTAAAATATATTCAAAATCCTCTTGACCTTGATTAACATAACTTCCCAGACTTGCACCACTATCTAAAGCAATCTCCTGATTGCGTAATGAGTTCTGTATTTTTGTTTGTTTTGTGTATTCAGAAAACAAAGTATTTCTTAATGGTAAATAATCTAACTCAACTTGATTGGAAACTTGATTTTTTATAAAATCATATTTATAAGTATTGTTATTTATTTCATTTACAATTAATGATTTTGCATCTTCATATTTTTGCATCCACATTTCTGGCTGATCAGCAAATTGTGTTTGAATATTTTTTTGTGTAGTATCAAGAAGTGTTTTGTATTTTATTGCTTCTTGACTAACTATTCTCTCACTTTCATTTTTTATAAGAACATTTGCAAAATCACTTACAGCAATTAATGATTTACTTAATGTGTCTGATTGACTGGCAATAGCTCCTGAAGTGGAGGATTGTGATATTGTAGGTACAATAGTTGAACCAGCTTGACCTTGAATTTGTGTTCTAGGATTATAAATAGGTATTTTAGGCACTAGATCCTCCAGTCAATAAAGATGGATAGTAAGTACCAGCTAGTTTAGCAGATCCTCCAATACCACTTAGAACAGAACCAAATGCTTTGTATTTGTAAGATGAAGCCAAATTTTGACCTTCAGCAAAAGCTATCTCACCTCTGTATCTCATCATAGTAGCATCATCATCAAGTTTTTTCTTTGCTAATTTATTATTATAATCCATGATGTTGAGTTCATATTGAGCATTTCTTGCATTTTCTGCTAAAACATCTTCAGGTGTTCCATCAAGATCAACTCCTGATTTTAAATATAATACTTCGGTGTTAGCTTGATTTTGTTTAAATGAACGATTGAACTGAAAAACTTGATTGCTGAATTGTGCATCAACAACTTCTTGTTGCTGTTCAATAACTTTGGCTGCTCTCTCAAAACCTTTTTGATTTGCGATACCAGTTGCTTTGGCAGCACTTGCTGCTTGAGATGCACCAATTGCACCAACAACTCCAGCTGCCGCAGTGGCAGCAATTGCAATAGGAGCTAAAGGAGCCATTACGCTACCCTCGCATATCTAACGTAATCTTGTTGCATATAATCGTACTTTTCCATTAATCCCTCTGGTTTCATTCCTAAAAATTTTGCAAAGCGATGACCGTCTTCAAAGTTATGAAGCACAGCAGTTTGCAATCTATGTATTTCTTTTTCTTTAATTAAAATGTCTGTATATTTTTTTATAGTTCGTGCAACTTCAAATGGATAATTATTTATTTTGCTCGATGCAATTACCCATCCTTCATAGCAGCCTTGCCAATATTTTATGACACCACCACAAACGATTGGCTCTTTATTTTTGACACCAGTAAAACAATAATCAACTTCTAGATCATCAATAAAAGATAGATCTGTCTGAACACCTAGCAATTGATTATTGATATTATTAAAAATTAAATATCCGTGTTCTTTAATAAATGGTCTGACTTCCATTATCCATCATAAGTATTGAGTTGTGGGAACAACGCAGTAATAGTCATGGGTAAGGGTTGCTCTTGCTGGATATAGACAAAACCATCTGTTTCATAATCTGAATTAAATTCTATTTGTTTGTCACCAGAAAATAATTTGACCGCTTGATCCATTGCCATAGAACTATCACGAAATGGTATTAAATCTGTTTGTGTACTATTGCTACCTATTTCAGCACCAACAGTTTCAAAAAATCTTGCAGTTATTTCTTGTATTCTTTTTACTTTGCCTTGTGCAGAACCATCAGCACTACCGCTTTCTATTCTCATAGTTTGCAGCTTAGATGTATATTTTAATCCGACTATGGCTTTTGTAACAGAACGATCAAGAGATATTGCACCGCTAGAAACTACTTTGTCTGCATGAGTAGATCCATTAGCCAGGATAGATACTGTTTGACCTTCTAAGTGACTTAATCCTGACAGTGTTGTTGTAGCACTTCCAGAATATAATAAACCACTATCCAGGAACCAGGCATCTTCAATGTTTGATCCAAAGTCAAAAGGTTGTAAATATTCTATGTATCTAACTGTACTGCCATTGACAGTTCTTTTTACAATCATGTATAAAGTATCTTCACCCCTTGAAGAAGTTACTGTGTTTGATATAGCAGCAACACTCTCTACTTCTGCAATACCATTACCAAAAGCACCACCTAAAATATGTCGATGCCAGGCAACCACATTTTCAGATCTTTGGTAAGTCATGCCAGTAAGTACGCCATCAGATCTGACAACCCAAACAATACTGTCTGGCTCTTGTTGATAAGTCCAGTTTGTAAAACCAGTACCCACACCTGAACCACCAATATGTTCTGCCAGGATAGTTAGATCTGGTGCTACATAACCATCACTGTTGAAATCAAAAACAAGCTCTCGTACTTTTTTACCAGCACGTTGTACAAATAAAACTCTGTTACCAGCTAGCAGTGCATCTACATCTGATGTTCCGTAACCAGCTTGTCTTTTTATCTGGATGTTAGTTGGTGTAATCGGTTCAGCGGAAGATGAAGCTGTTGCAACAAACTCACCGCCAGTTGTTCCTATTAAGAGTGTACGCAAACCTTTGATATACTTGATAGCATTCACCTGATCAGAACCAATTGTAAATGTCATTCCATCCGTAGCATTCGTACCAGTTGTCATGTTTTCAAAATCACCTGACTTTGAAAAAAATAATTTTTGTGGATCATTGTTTGTACCAGCAAAAACTAAACGCTCTTCAAAAAATGTAACACTACTAGGAAAATTATTACTGGAGGAAAATGGATTATTAGTAGGTGCATACAAAGTCAAACTCCAGGATGTATGAGATGACCTGGAAAGTTTTCTTGGTTGATGTGAGGGATGTACAATAAATAATACATCTGCGGATTGTGCAAACTTTAATTCATTTGCTTCTGAAGCAGAGTAGGGTGTTGATATTTCTACAGCAGTACCACTATTTAAAACTTGACCACCATCTTTGTAAACTCTCATGTACTGATTACCAAACTCTAGTACATAAGTTTGAGTGGTGCTAAATTCAAAAGGTATAAGTCTTGCTTCACCATTGCTTTTTGTAGCAGCAATAAAACGAGTACCTGGTCTTCTTGTAGCTCCACCATGAGGATGTACAATCATGTTTTCTAAAGTCTTACATCCTGAGTAATACTTTTGTAAATCTGTTCTACCATCTAAACGTGGAGATAACTCACCTGATGTAAAGTTGGTAAACGCAAACGTAGAACGTGGCATAATTTACTTTTTCTTTTTTTTCTTTTTCATACGCAACTTTTGAAAGTCAGCTGCATCAATTTTTTTTCTATTACCACCCATGGCAGCAATTTTTTTTTGTTTTTTTGTATATTTTGTTCCTGGCATTATAACCTCGAGTTAATAAAGTCATTAGCTTGTATACTAACGTCATCGTCTGCGGTTCCTTCTGTAGCATCAACAAAGCGTGCATCTTTTAATTTTTGCTGATACAGACCAAACATTCGATCCATTAGTGTAGATGACTGTGTTATGGGATAAGCCAGCTCGGCTGCTAGCCTGGCTGACAATGTTTCTATTAAAGAACTATCGTATAATGTTGTGTCTACAATTTTAGCCACATACAAAATTTTCATAGTGTCTTCGTCTGTTAAAAGTTTTCTTCCTTCTATTCTAAATTTTTCGTTATTCGATAAGTTTGAGTTTTCTGATCTTAGAACTCTCAAACAATCTGCTGGTAATGTGTAAGCACTTGCAAACTCAAATACTGGTGCGGTTGTGTCTTTTGCTAACTCAACACGCTTTTGTAAACAGTTCCAGGGATGCTCACGGAAAACGGCATCTCTTACTAATTCATACCTCTGATTACACAATCGTGCATTCTTGGATGTTTCAGTAAGGCTGATAATAATGTTACCGCCTAACATATTTAAAGCTGAATTACATATATCAACGACAGACGCCATTTTCTCTCCTTTTGTTTATTGTGTGAACAACACCCAACATTTAATTGTACCAGTTGCAGAAGCTCCGCCTGTGGTAATTAAAATATCAGTTGATGCTGTTGTTCTGTGTCCAACACCAGTCATTGCAGCAATCGCTGCACCAGTTGATGAACCAGCTAACATAGACTGGGTTTGACCAGCCACGTTCCAAGTAGATGTTGCAGCAATATATCTGTCATCATCATCCGCATCTCCAACTTTTAAAGTTACAGATCCACCGAGTGCATCACATTTAAGGATTACATCGTGAATTGTAGCATTTGCTGGAATTCTTGCGATTGTGATATCAGATCCTGATCCTAAAGATGAGGCTTCAAATGTTCCGTGGAACACTTTCATTTCCCCACCAGCAAGTTCTGCATCTACTTTGACGACTGGAGTTGCATCCATGTTAGTTACTTCTACGCCTTTTACACTAGCCATGATTTACCTCCTTACGCCTCGTGTGCCTGAATAGAGACAACTTTATCTTCTTCCATTCTTGTTGCACCGATACTCATGCAGTAATAGATTTGAGTTGCATATCCTTTATCGGAACGCTCATCAATTCTTGACATGACATCTTTACCAACTGCCAGTTTGATACCGTCAGCTGCGTATGCAAAGCAAAGTCTTTTTGAAGAAGCAATACTTAGTCTGTTAGATACGATGAATTGGAAACCCATAAATGTGTTTACTTCACCAGTTACTAACGCTCTGACTGTATTAAAGTCAGCACTTGTGACTGAAGTTGTGCCTAATAGGTCATCTATTTGTCTTGGTGATACAACAATGTATCTTGGTATTGACGCATCAACAGAATTAAGATCCATAATTCTTTTGGCATTTCTTAATTTTGCAATTGTTAATCCGTCTGTTCCACTTTCTGTGATTGCTTGTCCACCAGGTAGTGAGGTAGATGTACCTCCACTAACTCCAGTAAATGCAACACCAGTAGCCGCTGAAATGATAACATCATCCATTGCTCTACCCATCGCAAAAGCTGCTGCTTGTGCGTAAGTAGATGTAGGATCAATTAAAGTTCTCACTTTATCTTGATCATCAATGAGATCTGCATACTCATAATCCGCCAGAGATACTCTTCTCCGTGCGTGTGGAGTA